CTGAGTGGGCTGATGACAAAATGATGGTGGATGCTAGCGGTAAGGCATTAGACATTTTGGTGTATGCTCCTCAAAGACGTAACCAATTGCCTCTTACACGTAATGATGTTAAATGGGAACCGTTTATTGAATTCTGGATGCGTAAGTCTATGCTGGAACTGAAGGTTAAGCGTATGATTTGGTCTCGCCCAGGAACTGTTAAAACTAATGGTTCTAGACAAGAAGTTAAACGTACCTCTGCTGGTGTTTACCATCGTATGCGTAACAACGGTAACTTGGTTCAATACAATCGTGGTGAATTTAGTGCAAACTTAATTCGTAGCGTATTTGGTGACCTATTCTATCGTCGTGTGGATGTTAAAGACCGTAGAGTTAAAATGTATACAAATGAAGCTGGTTTTGACGTATTCCAACAAGCTTTGAAGGCTGACGCTTTAAACAGTGGTTTAACCTTCATGGCTGATTCTGGAAATCGTTATCTGCAGGGAGAAGGACAACACATCACTTACAACTTTGCTTTCGATGCAATGGTTACTCGTGAGACTGGTCGTGTTGAACTGATTCACTTGAAAGAACTTGACCTGCCTCAAACAAACTTGGAATTTGGTCAGAATAAGAAATCAACCCCTGTATTTATGGTGTTTGATGTATCTCCTATGTCTGATGGTTCCTTGATTAACAACATCCGTGAAGTGCGCATGAAAGGTGCTCCTTCTATGACTTGGGGATATATTGATGGTACTCGTCACCACTTAGGTTTTGCTAAATCTCAGGGTATGAGCTCCGCTAACAAATTCCCAGGATATGAAATCTGGATGAAAGACCGTTGTGATATTTTCATTGAAGACTTGTCTCGTACAGTTTTGATTGAAGAGATTCCACAGTTCTAAGGCGTACCTCCCCAAGGATAGCATCCTTGGACCCCTATACCAAGAAGAGAATGCCCCCCACTTTCAGGGTGGGGGAGCTCTTCTTACATACAGAGTGTTGGATTTGGGAACATTCCAGTCGCTACCCCTTCAATGGGAATCACTCTGCCAATTAAAAACCAAATAAACTACAATATGGGCAAGCTAGGCAAAATCTCAACGATTAAGAAAGAGTATCAAAACTCTCAGATTCAAACTATGCAAGGAGGACTTTCTCTAAAAGGACTTACAAGAATCCCTGGAACAGGGGTGTTCAAATATCCTTACAAAGAACTTGATGGCAGATATAGAACAGGACTTGATCCTGATGCTGCTTACATTCGCAGAATCCAAGATCCTCTGGAAAGAGAAATGGAAACTGAGCGTGTTAAAAAGTTAAAAGAAAGACTTGAATCTGCACTTGGCGATATAGACCTTGGACCTCGTTCTTCTTTTTGGAATTACGGACAATCAACTTCTACAGATGACAATCTGCATGTGCAACCTGTTAAGCTGATGGATGGTGATAACTATTATGACCTTTCTATTCCTCTACAGGAACTAGCATTCTCTTGGTTACGTGTTCACCCTACTATTGCAAGTTCTTATCAAGCTTGGGAACGTGGTGAATATCCTGCAGATGTACAATTCTATGTGGCAGATGAGGAAATTGAAAATGCTGTTCTGTTTAAGAAGAAGCAACTCATCAACAAAGCCATCATCAAATTTGACTCTATGTCTCCTGAGAAGAAAAGAAAGGTGGCAAGACTTTTAGGACTGCCAGTATCAGATGATAGTAAAGAAGATGCTGTTTACAATCTTGTAGATAATGTTCTCAAACAGACAGAATTCAAGGGTGGTAAATATCAAGGATTGAGTCCTGTGGAAGTGTTCACGAGATTTGCTGATATGAAGGAAAACTTGCTACATATTAAAGACTTGGTTAAACAAGCCATTGCTCATTCCATTTACAGAGTAAGACCTAATGGTAAGGTTTATGAAGGAGAGTTTGAAGTGGCTAAAGATGAAGATGATTTAATTAAATTGCTCTCTGACGATGATAATCAGGATACGCTCCTAACTCTAGAAGGAAAGCTTAAAGGTAAGAAATTAGCTGCAATATGATTCCCGTAGACAGTTTATTATACAAGATTGACCAAAAACTAAATAAACTGTCAACTAATGTACACCAGCAGATTAATTTAGAAGATAAAATCCTGGCTCTCAATGAGGCTCAAATTAAGCTGATAAAACAAAAGGTTGATGGATTTAGTGTAGTGAGTGGAATGGGACTTGATGCGTTTAAGAAGCGCTATGAAGACCTACAAAGCTTAGTTGTCACTTACAATAATCAACCTTTAGATCTAGAGCTTCTAAATCCAGAACTAAATCAGTGGAAAGCAAATCTTCACACGCTTGTTCCTAAATATATGTTCTACCTAGATTCATATGTTTTAGCAGACAAAGGAAAGTGTAAGGACAGAAAGATTTGGATTAATAGGGATATGGCTAAGCATGGTGACCTTCAATTCATATTGAACAATAGCCATTACAAACCTTCCTTTGAATATCAAGAAACATTCAACTTTCTTTCTTCTGATGAAATATCCATCTTCACTGATGGAACGTTCATTCCAAGTAAAATATACATTTCCTACATGCGCTATCCCATTTACATTGATAAAGAAGGATATGTGAAATTTGATGGAACAGATTCTATTAACATGGACTGCGAACTAGAACTCTACCTTGAAGATGAATTAGTAGACTTGACGGTACAAAACTTAGCTATGTACACAGAAAACAGTGCTGCTGTTCAGAGTGCACAGATAAGAATACAAACAAACGAATAATTTTATTCACAATCAAAAATAAAACAACATGGCTGATTTTTCACTAACTACGGTCTTCGTAGCACCAGTAGGGCAAACTGCGCTCCCTAGCTCTGGTTCTACAGACGCTCTCACTCCTGGCCAAATTGGTATCTACAGGAATGACTATTCTCTTGCAACAGCTGGTAACATTGCTGCTGCTCCCTATTTTTACATTGCGCAGGGTCGTCAAAACACTTATTTGCAGGGCTCTAAGCGTTCAGATAAGATTAAAGGAAATCCTGCTGGTACATCTGCTCTTACAAATGTAACTGAATGGTACAAAGTTGTTGGTTGCGCCACCCCTCTGGTTCAAATTACTGATGTTAGTAATTTCACCGTACAATGTGGTGACACTGTAACCTTGACACTTCGTGCTCATTCTAGCTACTTAGACACATTGTATTTCAATGGTTTCACTCGCTCTGTCACTGTACAGGCTCCTTGTTGTGATTGTGGTGCAAACCCTTGTACAAACGTGGATGTTCCTGGTTTGATTGACAGATTGGTTATTGCTCTTAATCGTACAGCTCCTGGTATTAATCCTGATGACATTAGTCTGTCTCAGTTCTATCAATTCCAGCGTTTGGGTAACAACGCAAATGCATTTTTGCGTATCACTGCTAGGCCTTTGACTAGGTATGGTCAGCCTTGTGACGTTGCAGCTTTCCCTTATGAGTATGACAGAATGTGGTTCCGTACATTTGTATATGATGGACCAGCCACCACTGCAGACTTCATTGTTGCGGACAACTGTAATCTTGTAGCAACTGCCACTATTCAACAGCGCTCTTCTTATGCCACTGGTGGTTCTGATGAAATTGCTCAATTAGAGAAAAACTTCTACAGCTATCAAGCTGGTTATTTGAAGCATCTTTACAGAATGGCTGGGTATAATGAGAACTTTGAAAGCTATGTAAGCAGCGGTACTACGTACAGCACCTATTACATCAAGTTTAATTCCTACGACAGATCTCAGTATCAGTGGGGTGATTATATTGAAACGGATAGCTCTGTAATTATAGCCGTTCCTGCTGCTAGTGCTTTTGAAACTGCTATTGAAGCTGTTTTGAATGCTGGTCTTGGAACTGTAAGTGCGATTGGAGGTGCTTGTGTAACCACAACTTCTACCACTACCACTATATGGCCTTCCACTTCTACCACTTCAACTAGAATTCCATAATAGCTAGAATAGTAGAAACAAATTGATAACCTATAAGCCAGAGGGTGAGAGGATTAATTCTCAGATCCTCTGGCTTATTTATTTAAAATAACATGGCAGATTTAAAGTTAGATATATTGGTGATTCCTACATATAGTTCCACTACATTAGGGGTTGCTGATGCATCCACCTATCCAACAGATCCTCCTTCTGTTTCTAGTGCCACAATTGAAATCAGTGTTCCTGGATTTGGAACTGTATTCAAACCTTTTAGTGTACAGGATTTTAATGTATTCACTACATCTAATTTAGGAATTACAGAGGTGGGAGTTGTACAACCTCTTCCTGATGGTGTCTATCGTTTAAAATACACAGTTGCTCCTGCATATGAGAATTATGTAGAGAGGTCAATTATGCGTGTAGAACAATTATTAGAGAAGTTTGATAATGCCTTTATGAAGCTGGATTTAATGGAATGTGATAGAGCAATCAAAACACAATCCAAGGTGGTTCTATCCTCAATAAATTTCTTCATACAGGGAGCTATTGCAGCTGGTAATAATTGTGCTGAGAATGAAGCAGTTAGATTGTACAACCAAGCAGACACAATGTTAAATAATTTTATTAAGAATAATTGTGGCTGTAGTGGAAATAATTACATAACAAATTTTTATTAATATGGCTAGTTGTTCAAATTGTGGAGCTAATGTAGGATGTGGATGTCAGTTGATTAATGGTCTTTGTCCAGCATGCTCTCCCAAATCAAATTAATATGTTATCACCTAGACTCACTAATTGTCCAGAATGTTCAAGCATTCCTGCCCTTCTTGCTGAAATAGATTGCAGATTGGCAGAGCTTGCAAATAACATGTATAACAACATTGTATATATGTTAAATCAACCTGTCCCTGTAGAGGTGACATCTGATTTAATTAACTACAAGAGAATACTTATGATTAAGTATTGTAACCCTAATTATCTACCTTCATATACAATCAATATGATTGCCAGTAGAGTGAAAACCTTAAAATATAAATAAATGTCTTGTTCTAATTGCTATAATGGATGTACAGAAATAGTTTCTGATAAATGTGTAAAATACACAGGAGTGGATGTTCCTGTTCTTGGAATTAAGAATGGGGATTCTCTTTCTTATGTGGAGCAATCTTTGATTGGTTTTATTACATCAATGCTTGATGGAGAGGGTATTGTCCTTGATATTAACTCTAATGTAATATGTCTAGTTGTAGAGAAATATCTGGTAGAGTGTGAAACTCTCAACCTACCTAATGTAATTAATGCTTTATTAAGAGCTATTTGTGAAACCTATCAAGTGGC